CGCAGGCATGTAGGCGAGCCGCGCGTGGTGGCCGAGGCTGTCCGTAAGTGGCTGACGGCGAAGGGGCTGTAACCGACTGCCTAAACAGCCCGTTCAGCCCGTAGCGACCAAATGAGAGGTGTTCAATGGCCATCCCTGTCCCACGCGACTGGCTCATGAACCAGCTCAAGGTCATGCGGGCGGCTGATCGGGACGTTCTGCGCATCCTGGAGCAGTCCCGTAAGGACCTGGCGCGGATGATCGCTGAGATCGAGAAGCGACCGGGGGTGGGGGCGGAAGCTCGCCGGACCCAGCTGCTGCTGATGAAGCGGAACATCCAGCTGGAGCAGGCTCGCCTTCTCAAGGCCATCGGCAAGGTTGTCGAGGCACGACGGCTGGAGGCTGCCGCGCGGGTGCTCGACGTGGACGCTCTCCTGGACCGGCTGAAGCTGATAGCTGCTGGTGTGCCGGGCGGGGCGGACGTAGCGAAGGCGATTGCTGCGGCTGAGCTGGAGAGCGCTCGGTCAGCCATGGACCGGCTGATGGCTCGGGTGAGTAACGCCAGCTATGTCCCGCTCTCCGAGCGCGTCTACAACACGACGGTGCTGGTAAACGAGCGGGTGGACCGGATGGTCAACAGTGCCCTCTCTCGCGGCTTGTCCGCGCGGGAGTTCGCGCTGGAGGCTCGCCAATACATCAACCCGAACACACCCGGTGGGCTCCGGTACGCCTCGATGCGGTTGGCGCGCACCGAGATCAACAACGCGGCGCACGCCGTAGCAATCGCTACGGTCCAGGACAAGCCGTGGGTCGACTCAATGCAGTGGCACCTCTCCGGATCGCACCCCAAGCCGGACATCTGCGACCAGCTGGCGAAGGGCGGACCGAACGGGGATGGCAAATACCCCAAGACCGACGTTCCCGGCAAGCCGCACCCGCATTGCTTCTGTTACGTCACACCAGTAACTCCCGAAGATGACGAGTTTCTCGATGCGCTGATGGGCGGGGCATACAACAGTTACCTGGAGCAGTACTCACCCGGTATCTCCCAGCGACTGTCGGGCCTTGTCGGCTCTAACCCGGTTGGGCCGAAGGCTGTGCCGCCTCTCGTCAACCCCGCCGAGGCAGCGAAGAAGGCTGCTGCGGCCGAGAAGGCGCGCCAGGCTAGGGTGCTGAAGAACAAGGCGCGAGACCACACGGCGAAGGCTAATGGGGTTTCGGCTGATATCTTTGGACAGACAGCCGCGAAGCGCAAGGTTCAGGCCGAACTGGAGCACCAGGCTGGCCTGACTCCGAAGGCGATGCTTCGGCTGGAGCGTGTCATCGGAGAGCCAGAAGGAACACAGTTCGGTGACGACTTCCTGCACAAGAACGGTGACAGTTGTGGGGCATACTACACATACACCGGATACGACCGCAACATTGTGCTCTCTCCGAAAGCCATCAGCAAGCCATCTGAGTTCGACAAGCTGTGGGAGCAGTCCGAGGCTTCAGGTTGGACAACCCCTTCGGACTTCACCGGCACACGCTCGACAATCGCCCATGAGTATGGGCATCACCTGGATTCGATGATATCGAACCACTCGGGCAACTTCTCTGCGGCGGTTGCGGATCAGCTGTTCCCCATCCTTATCAAAGAGCTAAGGCTCAACGACCCAAAGGGGATATTCAAGCCAGGCAAAGGAGTATTCTGGCGCGACTTCGATGCGCTGGTGGCCGAGAATGAGGCTCTGCTAAAGCAGATTGTCTCCAAGTACGCCGCAACCAACGCGCGGGAGTTACTGGCCGAGATATGGGCTGAGTATTCCGGCAGGGGTAAGAACGCGCGTCCATACATCAAGAAGATAGGCCGATTGATCCAGCGACTAGCCGAGGAGTCTTCATGAGCCTGTTCCTGCCGGTCCAGTGCCTTGCCTGTGTACACCTGCACGGCCCGATGATAGCTGCGACCCTAGATATGCCTGCCCATCGCGTTGTGCGCAACTGTGACGCTTTCCCGGATGGTATCCCGACTGAGATCTCTGGGGAAGGTGGCGACCACCGACCCGCTTTCACTGGGGACAATGGCGTGCAGTTCAAGCTCGACAACACGCCTTCCGGGCGGGAGGCTTTCAACAACTGGCAGTCAGTTTTTGGTGACAAGGCATCCTAGCCCAGCATCCAGTAGACTTCCTCTAACCCAGCAGGGTATAACCTACAAGGAGAACCACGATGACTCAGCCGACCGCCCCACAGAGTGGGGGTGCCGGACCGGACCCCAGCCAGAGTGCTGCGGGTGACCCGTCCGGAACAGGCAACCCGAATCCAGTCGATCCGACTTCGGGCGACCCCCAGGGCGGGGACAACCCGATCACGCCGGCCGCAATCACGCCAGAGGCATACGCTGCCATCCAGGCGAGGATGCAGGCAGCGGACCGTCGCGCATCAGCCCTGGAAGCGGAAAACAAGAAGTTCAAGGATGCACAGCTCAACGAGACTCAGCGACTGGAGCAGCGGGCCACCGAGGCCGAGGCGAAGGCGAAGGAGCTTGAAGAGAGCTTGGCGCAGGAGCGTCTCAACAACGCCTTCCTCGCCGACAAGACCTACAAGTGGCACAACCCCGAAGTCGCGCTGAAGCTGGCCGACATAGATCTGATCACCAAGGACGATTCCGGCAAGGTTACGGGCATGAAGGCAGCCCTAGACAAGCTGGCCAAAGAACACCCATACCTCCTCGACACGTCGGGCGGGGCGGACGGCCCGGACACCTCCAAGGGTGGGCGGACCGGCGTCACTCCTTCCGTCTCGGCAGGAGGCCGTGGGGCGGACCGTTCGGCGCTGGAGGACAAGTTCCCTGCGCTGAAGGGCCGCGTACCGGTCAAGTAACAACCACAACAACGATAAGACCCTGAAGGGGGTGTGGAATGGCTCAGACGGCCTTTTGTCGCTTCGACAAGGTTGAGCCCATGGGTGGCTCTTTCAGGGCACCTCTGGCGGCTGCCATTGTCGCCGATGACGTCGGCAAGGTTTTCGGCGTGTCCATCAACAGTTCCGGCCGCGCTGTGCTCGGCGGGAGCGTTGCGGCTGCAATCAAGGGTGTCATCTGCGCGGTGAAGCCCATGGCCATCGGTGACATCATCGACGTCATGACGGACGGCGAGATCACCAACTTCACCGACAACGCCGGTGTTGCCGTCGCTGCCGGAGCGGACCACTTCGCGGCTATCGCTACCGGCGTTGTCTCGGTCACTTCCACCTCCTCGCCTCAGTACGTCGGCCACACGGTTGAGGCCGGGCGTCTCGTTGTTCGGGTTGGGCGGTAGTCATGGCCTTCGGCATTCACGCCTCTGGTGATGTTCTCACCGCGACCCGCGACGGTCAGGATCTCAACAAGATCTGGGACCAGTACAACGAAGCTCTCGCGGCCTTCAATGCCACCCGGCAGCCCCTTCTCGACCTCCTGGTGTTCAACGTCACCGAGGTTGTCGAGGATGTCGCCCAGGCAGTTGAGCAGGACTTCGAAGAGGCATCGGAGTTCGGTGTCCCGAAGGCCATCCGGCCGCAGACCACGATCCAGCAGCGTGCGTTCGACTTCAAGTGGTATGACGTCGCGACGCGCTTCACCTTCCAGTTCCTCTCGGACGCCACTGCGCGCCAGGTGGACGCTGCCGCCGCACAGGTCATGGAGGCCGACAACCGCCTGGTCTTCCGGCTGGTGATGAAGCGGCTCTTCAACAACACCAACACTTCTACGCTGATCAACGGCACGGCCTACTCGGCCAAGCCGTTGTACAACGCGGACTCCGAGTTCATCCCGCCGTACAAGACCAACACCTTCGTCGCGTCAACCCACACCCACTACGTCACCTCGGGTGCCGCTCTCCTCGACAGCGCCGACATCGAGACGTTGGCTGGCCTCGCGGAGGAGCACGGCTACAGCCGCAGCAACGGCTTCCAGATCGTGGTCATGATCAACCCGGCCAACGCTGCGCCTATCCGGCTGTGGAGGGCGGGACAGGCCAACAACAACGGCGTCATCGCGACGTATGACTACGTTCCTCCGACCGGCACCAACATCATCCTCCCGTCCACGGTTTCCCTCTTCGGCTCGCAGCCACAGAGCACCTGGAATGGGTTCGATGTGGTGGGGGCTTATGGCCCTTACCTCATCGTTCAGGATGGCAACATCCCGGCTGGCTACATGTTCGCCTTCGCGACTCGCGGCGGGAACGCTGAGCCCAACCTGATCGGTATCCGCGAGCACGCCAACGCGGGCCTGCGCGGCCTGATCCTCAAGGGTGGCGACCGGAACCATTATCCGATCATCAACTCCACCTACATCCACGGCCTCGGTACCGGTGTCCGTACGCGCGGCGCTGGTGCGATCATGCAGATCACCGCATCCGGCTCCTACACCATCCCGACCATCTACCAGTAAGGGGAAGCCCATGTCTCGCAACATCGACTGGTCCCAGCCCCTGTCGGAAGGGGACAGGGTGTGGGTTTCGCAGTTCCCTGCGATGACCCCGCTTGTGGAGGCCAACGACGCACAGTTTGCGTCGGCTGAGCCTACCGCCGAGGAAGTTCCGGTGCCCGTTGAGTCCGAAGAGGATGACGCGAGTTACGACAACTGGACGGTTGCCGACCTTCGGGCGGAGATCGACCGGCGCAACAAGGAGTTCGGCACGACCATGTCGACTTCGGGCAAGCGCGATGACCTTGTGTCGCGGCTGACCGAGGATGACGCCAACGCCGACGGGGCAGTGTAACTGCCGCAATAGACACCGGCCGGCCAGATTCATCCCCGTGATCTGGCCGGCCGGCTCCTAAAAGGAGGGTGAAATGGCCACACTGGTTCAGCTGCGGCGGCTTATTGATGAGCCAGAGGCCACGACCTACACCGACGCAGAGCTCACACTGCGGCTTACCGAGGCCGAGGGTGACGCGAATAGCGTCGCGCTGGACATCTGGATTGAGAAGCTGGCCCAGCTTTCCGGTCTCGTGGATATCTCCGAGGGCGGGTCAAGCCGCAAGAACTCCCAAGCCTTTGAGCAGGCTCGGTTCATGGTCGACTACTTCACCGGCGTCGTGGGAGAAGCCGCGCTGGGCGGGACAGTCCTGCGGAAGATTGTTCGGATATGAGTTACGCATCTGAGCTGGATACGAACAAGAAGAACACCGTCGCCTTCATCGAGGCCAACCCGATCGAGCTTTCCCTGACCCCCTCGGGTTGGATCGAGACGGAGAGCGGTGGGCGAGTGCGCTCAGACCTCCCTCCGAGGCCTGCGCAGGTGTTCCGGCTAGTCGACCAGAGCACCGCCTTTTTCGGCAACTCTCCGGGCCTAGTAACCACATCAGATGGGCAGCAGCGGAAGGCGACCCACCAGCTGCTGGGGGCCTATGACGCTGTGATGGCGGTTGACGACTGGTGGGTGCTGGACGGTGTGCGGTATGAGATCACCGAAGTCCTGACCTTCAACGGGTATGAGCGGCGAGGGCGGGTGACTCGCTTTGCCTAACAACGGACCTAGCTTCACCTGGGATCCAGGGACGCTCCTGGTTGCTACGCAACAGATCGAGCGCGATATCGGCGCGCTTATCGCTACGGTCGTGGACTTCTCGGCGACGAAGGCCGAGGCTCACATGAAGACCGGCGCGAAGTGGACCGACCGGACCGGTAACGCGCGGCAGACGCTTCGGGCTGCAGCCTCGCACGCAGCCGACCTCTCCTGGCACGAGATCAAGCTGTTCGGCGGGATGCCGTATCAGGTCTGGCTGGAGATTCGCTGGGGCGGGAGATACGCCATCATTGGGCCGTCGATCCCGATCGAAGGGCGGGAGATGATGAAGCGCCTCAATGGCCTGATCACGAGGCTGAAGAAATGATTGGGCTGCGAGAGGTTGTCTTCAACCTGATCAAGACTGACCCCGCAATTATCGCGCTCGGGTATGGGCCTGGAAGCCTCTTCGGGAATAGCTCGCCGGATTCCCCGACCACGCCTCGCTTCGCGACGATTGTGTGGGGCGAAGAGATCCGAGCGCTCGGCAGCCGCAGGGCAGGAGACCGGCTAGCAAAAGAGCGCAGTGTTGCGCTGTGGGCTTATGACCGTGACCGCGACTACGGCGCCATCAACAAGGCTATCGAGCGCTGGTGTGTATTGATGGATACCCTTCCGACAATGAACACCGGCGCCGGAAGCGTCATTGGCGCTGATTGGGTTGGGAATAGTCCCGAGACTTACGATGATGGCTACCAGCGCATTGTAAGATACTCGACGTATACGATAAACGGCACCGGTGAGTGAGGAGAAGAAGATGGCAGAGACCCATAAGGTTGTGAGGTACGTCGGCACCTCGCACGTGCGCCGAATCAGCAAGGCGGACTGGGAGAGGGCCGGCATCGAGCACGACACGCTGGAGTGGACCCGCGACGCCCCCGGCAACGACATCCCGCTCGACAATGTCAAGCTGGATGAGGAAGCCTTCTCGACCTATATCAACGGTGACCCGGACTTCCAGGTTGTTGAAGTCGAGGATGAGCCGGAAGAGACCACTGCCTCGGACACCGAGGGCAGCGAGGCTGTCTGATGGATCTCCGGTGCGAGGGCGGCAAGAAGTTTGGGGAGTTACTTGAGCCCCACACTGTCGAGTTCAAGTGCCGCTCTCCCCGGTGTGGACATCAGCCAGGAGTTGTGGTGCTGCATCGCTTTGATGCGGTAACCGGCGTGTTGCTTGAGACCACGAGCTACCGCGAACCAAGAAAGGAGACAGCGTAATGCCGCTGAATACCATTCCGCTGCCGTACGGTCTGCGTGACCTCAAGGTCACGCCGTATACCGACGCGGCAGCCACAACCCTGGCAGGCGCAAGCATTGACCTGCCCAACTCTCAGACCTTCAGCTTCACCGAGGCCGAAGACTTTGAGGACTTGCGCGGTGATGACCAGCTGCAGACCTCCCACGGCAAGGGTGCCCAGGTCAACTGGGAGCTTGGCTATGGAGGCATCTCATTCGAGGCGTACGCAGCGATTGCCGGCGGGAAGATCGTGACCACCGGCACCACACCCAACCAGATCAAGACCTACAGCAAGTACATCACAGATGACGCTGGCGGCGGCACGCTGTTCAGCGGCAGCCGGCCGTTCTTCAAGATCGAGGGCCAGTCCATCTCGGACTCCGGTGGAGACTTCCACAGTGTCGTGTATCGCTGCCGGTCCACCGGTGATGTCAACGGCACCCAGGAGGATGGCAAGTTCTGGATCACCGGCGCCAAGGGAATCGGTTACGCCTCCAAGGCGGCTGCCTCCCTCGGTAAGCTGTACGACTTCGTCCAAAACGAGACAGCTGCGAGTATCGCATGACAGACCTGAGCGCTGCAGTCCAGAAGCCTGGATATGCCGGGATTGCCCCGACCTATTCGGCCTTGACCGGCACCGACAAGTTCGCGGCGGTGCCCAACGGCCGATACATGATTCACTACAAGAACGGCGCGACTTCGATGGGCGCCGGCACCCTGACCGTGACCAACGTCGCGGATGCGGCTTCTCCTCCTGCTGGATCGTCGCCGGCCGCTGGGTGGGCCGACATCGTGACGGTGCCGACGTTCATGGGCGCCAACACCGAACTGGTGGTGTGGATTCCGAACGCGACTCCTTTCAGGGACAGCCTCGGTTTCGTCAACCTGAGCAAGACCGGATCACCCGTTTTCACAACGGTCACAGCGGCCATCTTCGGCCCGTTCTGACCGGCGAGTAAGACCCCAGACCTCAAGGAGCACTTCAGATGCCAGCGAAGGCTAAGAACCGTTATGCAGCAACCAAGTGGGGCACCGAGCCCACGATGGAGCTAGAAGTCCCGTCAGGCCAACTCTGCCTTGTGCGCCGCCCAGGGCCGACAGGGTTGATGAAGGCGGGAATCCTCGATGACATCGACTTCCTTGGCCAGATTGTCGCCGGGGAGCACATCCCGCGCGGCGAGGGACAGCCGCCCTCGCAGGTCAAGGCTTCCGTCACCGAGCAGATGCAGGAGCTTGTCCAGAACAAAGAGGGCTTGGTCAAGGCCATGGACCTTATGGACAAGGTCCTTGAGTATGTGGTGATCGAGCCGAGGATCTCCCGCCCTGTACGGCGGGATGACGCCGGCAAGCCTCTCCTGGAGCCTGATCCGAAGAATGACGGAAAGCCTCGCGAGATTCCGCTGCCGGATGAGGAGAAGGCTCCGGGAGTCATCTACACCGACATGGTCGATCTAGTCGACAAGTCGTTCATCTTCCAGTTCGTCGTTGGGGGAACAGCTGACTTGGCCACGTTTCGTAAAGAGCACGAAGAGGCTCTGGGAAGTCTGGCGACTGTGTCAGCTGTACCGGACGAAGCCATCTGACCTGCTTGGGGTCGATGACCTGATTGCGGCCTTCCTCCTCGACAAAGCAGTTGCAGCATTCGGTACGCGAGTGGACAACGAAATGGAGACGGCGACACAAGGGAAGTCCGGGCAGGCCGCGCAAATGTCGCAGAATATGGTGTTGATGCGGTGGCTTGGGGAGGGGGCAGCGCAAGGGAAGTTCAGAGATCCAGCAGCAGGGTAGGGGGTGAGGTGCGATGGCCGGGAGTTATAACCTCGGAACCGCTGAGGGCAGAATCCGTATCACCTATGACGGTAAAGGCGCCAAGCAGTCCCAAGAGGACATGGACAAGACCAACCTCAAAGCCAAGCAGTCCAGCGCTTCGATGCAGGACGTTGGGAACAAGGCCGGTCTTGCGGGGGCAGCGATTGCGGCCGGCTTGGGTGTGGCAGTCGGCAAGGCGATCAGCTTTGAGAAGCAGATCTCAGCGATCGGTGCCGTCACCGGAGCTTCCTCGGCCGATCTCGACGCTTTCCGGAAGAAGGCTCTTCAGCTTGGGGCTGACACCTCCTTCAGTGCCGCCGAGGCCGCTCAGGCCATGGAGGAGCTTGCGAAAGCTGGGGTCAGCCTCCCGGACATCCTTAACGGCGCAGCGGACGCTACGACAGCCCTAGCGGCTGCGGGCGGGGTGGCGCTCCCGGACGCAGCCGCGCTGATGTCGAACGCCATGAATGCCTTCGGGCTGACGGCGAAGGAGCTTCCCGCGATCGTTGACCAGATTGCCGGGGCAGCGAATGCTTCTGCGATCGACGTTGGCGACTTCGGGAACTCTCTGAGCCAGGTGGGTGCAGTCGCGCACCTCGCCGGGCTGAGCTTCCAGGACACAGCCGTTGCCATCGCTGAGATGGGCAACGCGGGCATCAAGGGGTCCGACGCCGGAACCTCCCTCAAGACCTTCCTCCAGAACCTCATCCCGACCACCAAGCAGCAGACTGAGCTGTTCAAAGATCTGGGCATCGTTACGAAGGATGGCGCCAACCAGTTCTTTGACGCCCAGGGAAAGCTCAAATCCTTCTCGGACATCCAGCAGATCCTCGCGACCTCACTAAAGGGGATGTCCAAGGAGCAGAAGCTGGCCACACTACAGACTGCCTTCGGTTCCGACGCCATCCGGGCGGCTGCCGTATTCGCGGACCAAGGAGCAGCTGGCTTCGACAAGATGGCCGCTGCAATCGGGAAGACCAAGGCTGCCGACGTTGCGGCCGCACGCCTCGACAACGCAGCGGGACGGCTGGAGCAGCTCAAGGGATCAGCCGAGACTGCCGCAATCGCGTTCGGAAGCCTGCTTCTTCCCGCCCTTGACTCCATTGTGAAGGGGTTGACCACATTTGCTAACTTCCTCGCCGGACTCTCCAGCGGATGGAAGACGGCCATTGTGTCCATTCTGGGGTTCGTGGCGGGAATCCTGTTACTCGTGGCAACGATCCTCAAGATCATCCAGATTGTCAAGGCATTTCAGGTTGTGTGGATCGCGCTGAATGCCAGCTTCCTCTTCTCGCCAATCGGCCTCATCATCATCGCTATCGTCGCCTTGGTCGCGGCCATCGCAATCCTGTGGATCAAGTCGAGCGCTTTCCGAGACTTCTGGATAAAGATCTGGAACTGGATCAAGGATGCGGCACTCGCCGTAGGCCACTGGTTCGCCGGACCGTTCACCGACTTCTTCAAGTCGGCCTGGGAGTGGCTGAAGACAGCCGCGATGAACGTCTGGGAGGTGATGAAGTCGGTCTGGAATGGCATCGTATCGGTGGTCCAGGCCGTGTGGGCGCCAATCAAGGCGGTCATCGACTTCATCGTGGCGGGATTCCAGTTCTGGTGGGGCGTGATCCAGGGCATCCTGAACTTCTTCGCGCCGTTGTTCCGGGCGGTGTTCGGCGCTGTCATCGCGGTAGTCCAGCTGTGGTGGTCGGTAGTCTCGGCCATCTTCACCGTCGCCTGGACCTTCATCAAGACCGCATTCCAGACCGGCATGGACTTTATCATCAACGGCTGGAGGATTGCCTGGGGGATTGTCTCGGCTGTTGTCTCGGCCGTGTGGGCGGTGATCGGTCCCTTCGTTATGGGTGCGATCAACCTCATCAAGGATGGGGTGCTGACGGCCGTTCGCCTTCTCCAGAAGGGCTGGGAGCTAGCCTGGAATGCCGTGAAGACGGTGATCTCGACGGTATGGGGCTGGATCGGTCCCTATGTGATGACGGCATTCAACCTCATCAAGAACGGCATCCTTAACTTCATCAACATCATCAAGGTCGGCTGGTCGACCGGGTGGAACCTGGTGAAGTCGGTATTCACCAATGTGTGGAATGCCATCCAGTCCTTCATCCAGGGTGCGATCAGCCGGATCACCGCAATCTTCAACGGTATCAAGGCAATCGTCGACAAGGTCAAGGGATTCTTCAATCAGCTCAAGGCCGCTGCTTCGGGCGGGGTGGGAAGCCTCATCGACTTCGTCAAGGGCATCCCTGGTCGGATCATCGGCGCGCTCGGTAATGTTGCTTCAATGCTGTTCAGTTCGGGCCGGAAGATCATCCAGGGCCTGATAGACGGCATCCTGAACATGGCAGGTAATGTGGGGGATGCGATCGGTTCGGTGCTCCAGAAGGCTCGGAACCTCCTGCCCTTCTCCCCGGCCAAGGAAGGCCCATTCTCTGGTCGGGGCTGGACACTCTACTCAGGACAGTCGATTATGGAGGCTATGGCCGCCGGTATCGAGGCGAAGGGTGGAGACCCCAAGGATGCGATGCTGCTGGTTCTCAAGCAGATGAACAGCCTAGCCGTCACCAACAACCCGGCCAACACCGGTGCCTTCACCGCCAACGGAAACAGCCTCTCAGGCTTCATCCTCCCGCCCTCGGCGCCAGCCGCCCCGCCGATCCTCGGTGACAACTACTTCGTCGTTGACCTGGGGGATGGCGTGCAGCACGTCGTGAAGGCGACCATAACCAAGAATCCAGACCTGATCGCCAAGGCCAACGCCGAGGGTACGCAGCGGCGCACCTTCCTAAGCCCAGGGAGGTCCTGATGGACCCAAACCTATACCTCGGGTTGCCCGGTAACCTTCGGCAGCTGTACTGGCCATCTGGCGGTGTTTCCGCCCCGCGTATCCGGGACACCGCCCTGTTCCGAACGGGCACGGGCGGGGCAAGAGTCAGCAAGCTTCTCGGCGCGGTGCGTACATACTCCCTCGACTACGCCGGGCTGGGGTACGACAACTTTGCTTTCCTGGAGGCGTTGGACCAGGGGCATATGGGGCCTGGACCGTTTGTGCTCCTCGATCCGGGCCGAAGGAACATGTTGACGGCCAACCAGTCGTCATCCTGCTCCCTGACCAACGACACCCGAGACTTCACCGTGTCCGGTACGGGCGGGAGTCTCTCCAAGGACAGCACCGCGATTGTGTGGGGGCCGCCCAATACCCTCAAGTGGACCTTCTCAACGGTCACCCCGGGAACCTCTTCCCTCTCCCTCACCAAGCCCTCAGCCTCTTGGTACGGTTGGCCGGTGGCTCCGAGGCCATACACCTTCTGGTTCTGGGCGCGAGGTGGTGGGACAGACGGCGTCATCCAGCTCCAGCCGACTCTCCAGTGGTACACGACCTCGGGAGCGTCAGCCGGCTCTTCAACGATCGGCGCACTAGTCAATACCTCGGCGACTGTGCCCGGTCTCTTCTCGGTTACCGGCACCCCGCCGTATGGCGCGGCATACGTCTCCCCCATCATCTTCGCTTCCTCCGCTACGATTGCGGCAGGGGATGCCATATATATGTGGTCATTCATGTTGAATGAAGGCAGCCAGCCGGATGCGACTTGGAAGCCTGGGACCGGTATGCTGCCGGTACAGGTGATGTCACAAGTGGATGTTCAACCCAACTCAACCCCGGATTTCCGCAAGGGAAATCAGCTGATACTGCAGGAGGTTCGGTAATGGCACTTGGTCTCGCGTCCGGCGTGGCGAACGGCTTCATGGACGCTCTTTTTCGCGCGGTGAACTACACCGCCCCAACCGCCTGCTGGGTCAAGCTCCACACCGCTGACCCTGGCTCGGCCGGCACGACTGCCGCCGCAACGGAGACCACCCGGAAGCAGTTCGTGTCCTCTTCGGCTGCGGCTGGCGGCTCAGTCTCCAACACGACCGCGATGCTGTGGACGGCTGTGGCCGGTACCGAGACTTACTCCCACTACAGCCTGTGGACGGCGAGCACCGCCGGAACCTTCCTCGGTTCGGGAGCGCTTACGGTGGCGAAGGCTGTGACGGCTGGTGACGACTTCACCTTTGCGATCGGAACCTTCACCGGCGCCATCACGCTCGCTGCCTAGCCTCTTGTTCCGTCCCGAGTAAGGAGAGACCAGTGGCGGTAGCCTACTCAACCGGCACCAACCTAGCCGGTGGGTTCAAGTCTGGCGCCACAACCATTGCGGTCCCTGCTTCCGGGGCGAACGCAGCGAATGACTTGATGCTCATCTGGATCTACAACGAAGACACGGCTGACACGCCGACCGTTTCCGGATTCACGATGATCACGCTCACCGCCGCGAGCAACCACAACTTCAGCGTCGGCTGGAAGCGTCTTTCCGCCAACGACACAGGCAACTACACCATCACCTTCAGCGGCTCTGGCGCTTGGCGGGAGGCCATCTGCCAGAAGTACACCGGCGTCATCACCTCAGGCAACCCGTACGACTTCGCCCCGAACGGCGCCAACAGCGGTTCCTCCTCAGTCACCGCTAGCCCCAACGTCTCCGGGACAACCGTCACGGCGAACGTTATGCTGGCGTTCGGGGCGAGCAACTTCAACGGTGGGGCGTGGACTCCTCCCGCGAGCTTCACCGAGCGCTTCGACATCAGCACCGGTATCACAGAATCGACTTTGGTCCAGGCCGCTGCTGGCGCAACCGGCAACAAGTCGGCCACCTGTGCTTCTTCCGGGCAGTCGTGTTCATTCCTATTCCCGCTCAAGCCTGCGGGCGGGACGACAATCAGCGGTGATGTAGCAACAACGTTCGCCTTCTCCTCGACTGGGGCAGCGAAGCGCGGTCGATATGCTGCCTCCGCAACAACGTTCGCCTTCTCCTCGACTGCCGCTGGGAAGCGCACCCGGAATGGCGCTGTAGCAACGACTTTCGTGTTCAGCTCCACTGGGGCCGGCACAAAGGTGGCGAAGCAGGGTGCAGTCTCCACAGCATTCGCCTTCTCCTCCACAGCAACGGGCAAGCGCACCGTCAAGGGTGCCGTCAGTTCGCTGTACAGCTTCGCCATTTCGGCTACGGGCAAGGCGACGCGCTACGGCGGGGTGTCGACAACCTTTGTCTACGCCTCTCTAGGCTCGGGAACGGTCATCCCGGCCATCCCGGTCACTCCGGCACCCGTAACCCTTCCGCATCAGGCCTACTGGGGCCAGGTGGGCGCGTACGGCTGGGGGCAGCTAGCTACGTGGGCCGATCCTCTCGCTGATGTCTATCTCGACGCAGCGTATGCCGGAGCGGTGGCGCACGGCGGACCACTGGTCGTTGTCAACTGGGGCGCTGGGGATGTCGTCGATACCATTGAGACGACATACCTTCGGGACCGATTCGACCGGGTGGTGGCGTCCGGCTGGGGCGGAGACTGGAGCGCTTCCGGGGCAGCCTATAGCGTTGATGGTTCTTCAGCCATCATGTCGCATACCTACCCATACTCCGGGAAGTCTTCCACAATTGTTGCTGAATCCTCGGACATCGACACCCGATTCAAGATGGCCCTGGACCACCCGGTATCGCAGGGGTTGATCTTCCTTGAGCTTCGGTTCCGTCGCCGAGACATCAACAACTACTACGCATTCCAGGTCGCAATCTACTCCAGCGGGCTGATGATACTTCAGGCCAACAAGCTCATCAGCGCATCCTCCACTGTCCTGGCGACCGAGCAGGTTCCGGTCATCAGCCATCAGGCCAACACCTTCTACTGGATCCGATGCCAGTCGTCATACAACCAGTACCGGATGAAGATCTGGCTGGACGGAACAGTTGAGCCGGAAACGTGGAATATGCACGCTTCCGAAGTCTCTCCTGACTCGACGTACGCCGGTGACATCCAGCTGGCAACCTTCTGCTCAACGGGCATCTTCCCGCTCGACACAACGCCATCCCACGCGGCTATCGGCCTGGAGATCCAGGACTTCTTCAATGCGGTGACCTATGGCCTCGCCGCGAATGCTGTCACGACCTCGCTGTCGCTTGATGACGGGCTTCCCTCGGGAGTGAACGATACCAACGCAACAGGCATTGCTGAGGCCAACGCGGCCTTGGGCGGGACAGTGACTCAGCCTGCTTCTTGGCTCTACAGCCAGTTCAGGACTGATGCGCCGTTCTATGACCTCCCGCGCGACACAGCCGGCGTGGCAGTGAAGTCGACGGTTGTTGCCCCGGATGGGATTCGCAACACCCGCATGTTCACCGGGCAGATGGCCGACATTCCACTGACCGGGCGGGACGCAGCCCTAACGGCCGTCAGTCGCAACCGGCTATCGCTCTCGACGCTTGTGCTTCCGCCAGCGATCAACGCCACATATGAAGGCTGCGATGCCTCCTGGCCTATCTCGTATGCCCTCTACAAGTCCGGCGTCCACCTGGCACCTCCTACCCGCCCAGGGTGCCGGCTGTCGATCCCGTTCCACGGCTCTGTCCACCCGATGCTTCCTGACGATAACTCGCTGTCGATCGGGGTGTTGCCGGGAGGGGTGTACGAGACCATCGATACCGACGCGCGTTTCATCCGACCGGAGTTCACCGAAGGTCCTTGGCTTCTCGGCGTTGACGTCGGGATCGACAGTGAGAAGTCCAGGCAATTCCAGAACATCGACCAACTCAGGCTCGCGCCAGGCTCAGACCTCTTCTCACAAGCGTCTTCGGCGGGACGGGTGGAGTTCTGGGTCCGGGGAGACGCCACTGATGTTCCTAACTCGCCATTGGCGGCTTCTCCTCCAGGCTGGCTGACGGAGATGTTGCTGCATACCGGTGACCTCTCCTTCATCCAGATCGGCATTGGGTACCCGGACCGCATCCCGATCTTCAGGATCTATGACGGCGCTAACCTCACAGAGCTTCCTTGCCCCGCCCTGCCGACCGATGGGCATTGGCACTTCCTTGGCTTCGCCTGGGATGTGGCGCTCGGTCGCGCCTGGGTCCGGATGGATGACGTTGATATCTTCTCGTCTACACTTCTCGCCCAAACGGTTGGAAACCTCAACTTGGCCGAGAAGCTGCCATTCAAGAGCCTGAAGACATACCTTCCGATGGCCGACTTCCAGCTGACGGCTGAGCCGTTCATGAACCCGTCTGGCCTATCGAACATCACCCCTTGGCTCAATGACCCGGAATACTTCACTGCCGAAGTCGTTATGCGGCCGAGCGTGCTTCAGCTGAATGGGTTGGCGGAGACGGAATACCGAGAAGCCTTTGAGGTCATCCAGGACTATGCCCAAGGAGAGTTGGCGAAGACGGGGTTTGACCGGTACGACCGGTTTGCCTACTTACCGATGCCGTACTGGGTGGAGCCTGAGCAGCAAAGCCTTGATGAGCTTCTCGACACAGATGACAACCTGGGGATCGACCTTCATCCCTCCAGGCCTGTCGAGAGAATCTACAACTCTGTATCGGTTGGCTATCGGGACACGAAGGCGCCAGAGATCTTCCGATCGGTCTATTCCGGATCAGATCTCATTGCGATGCCTCCGGGCGGGATGCTGACTCTCGACATCCCGTTGAGCTTGCCGACGATCCAGCTTGCGGATGTCAACTTTGATGTTGTGGATGGTCCGACGCTGGCAATCGCTCCGGTCGGATACGCAAACAACTTCAACTATGTCAGCGCCAACACTGAGCCAGACGGCACCGGGACATATAGCAACTCCAGCAACTTCTCGGCCCGGATTGTGGCATGGGACCCGGGCCGAGCGACGGTAGTGATCACAAACAACAATGGGGTTCCGGTATTCATCACCAATGATGTTTCCTTGCCATCGCTGAACATCGCAGGGAAGGCGCTGTCAATTGCCGATGCGGTCGCTACGGCTTCCGACCCCACTTCCATAGCGCAGCGCGGCGTGCGTGGGCTCCAGGCGACGCTCAAGGCAATTCAGCGGCCTGACCAGGCTTCCGCTATCGCTCGGGAGCTTTGCGCTCGATTCTGCCAGCCGCAGACGGTGATCACGGGATCGGTGTTCGGCGACCCTAGGCGCCAACCAGGTAGCATTGTGAAGATAACCGACCTTGATGGCACAGGCATTGATGAAATGTTCCGGCTAACCTCGGTCAACACAACTCAGACCGACGCTGAAATGGCGCAGGCCTTCCGAGCGGAGAAGTTCTGGCCGGTGGCCGTATGGGATGAGACCAATTGGGATGAAGGGGTTTGGGGGGCATAGGTGGAAACCACAGCACCGGTAGCCGGCAGTCAGATATCTTCCGCCCAATGGGGCATGGCGGTTTATCACGACCTTTTGGCCCTAAGCAACATCGCGGCCTCAGGGTTGATGACCGCTCCGGTCTATACCCACAACACCAACACGGCATACAACGACATCCCGACTCTGTCGATGAACTACACCAAGCAGCTGGCCGGCTCAAAGCTGCTGATCTTCGGCTCGATGAGCATGTGGGTCGCTGGCACCGCCGCATTCGGCACCACACTCGGCGTGAAGGTTGATGGCGTGACATATGACGCCGGATACTTGTACCATAACTCAACAACGTTCCACAGCACAATCTTCTTCGCTGTACCGATCCCAGGCCTAGCAGCTGGCGCCAAGACAATCACATGGGCCGAGAAGTCTTCCCTTACCGATCCGGCGAGGCAGGCGAAGCTCGATGCCAATGACAAGGTCAACTGCATCGTGATCGAGATTCCCTAGGGGACTAAATGACCGCCACATACACAACCAACCTGGCCCTCGCCAAACCCGATCCTGGGGTGCCGGGAGACCCAACCCAACCGGGAGATCCGGCAGACGTCTCCGTCATCAATGCCAACATGGATGCGCTGGATGTTGCGATCGGCGCGAAGACGGTGAAGGCTGTGGCCCAGTCGCTCGCCAACACGACCACCGAGACAGTTATCCACACGCTTACGGTGCCGGCCAACAAGGCTGCCGTCTCCTCGGTGTACAAGATTGTCGTGTGGGCAACGGCTGTTATGACGGCCACACCGACGATCACGCTTCGCTTCCGGCTGGGCGGGGTGGCCGGATCTCTGCTGGGAACGATCGTATTCAACGTCAACAACACCGGAGAAGGCTTCCGGGCCGAGGCCGAAGTTGTCATCAAGGCGATTGGCTCTGGCACAACTGCCAAGGCTCACGGAGTGATCTCGGGGGTCTCCTTCCTCCCGACTACCCAGAAGGCTGACGTAGACATGTCGGTCTCTGAGACTTCGTGGGACTCCACAGCCAGCACCGACTTCGTAGTCACAGCACAATGGAGCGCGGCGAGCGCATCGAACGTCCTCACAGTACAAGGCGGATACGCCTACCGGATCACCAACGCTTAGTTGGTCCCTAGTCCCAGGGCCGATGGAAAGGATGGAAAGATGCATGAAGGCAAACTCTACGCAAGCAGTAATAGCCATCGGTCGCGACGTACTGTCGATGGCGCTGGGAGCGTTCATAGTCATCAACGAAGAACTGAGCGGGAAGGTACACATCGAGCTTCTGACAGTGGCCGCCGCATTACTGGGGCTGCCCAGCGTAGCGGCACTGTTGTCGCTTCGTGGCAACAAGCAAACCCAGGATACTCGCGAGCCATCCTCATCATCAGCGTCGGGCTCACCCTAGCAATGATCGTCGCAGTGATCGCACACGAGGTGATTGCTTCATGACCATCCCAACCAGGCGAGTCCTATACGCGCTGATCGTCGTCATTGCGCTACAGCTTGCCGTCGCGGTGAATGGCATATGGTATGCCAACAAAGTCGCTCGGGACAGCGAGGAGAAGTGGTGTGCGATAATCACATCGCTGGATGACGCTTACCGCCAGCAGCCGCCCTCCACGGATACAGGGCGTAGAATTGCGGCTGAGATGCACGAATTGAGGGCATCCCTGAAGTGCGAGGTGGACCGGTGACTTTGTTTGGGTGGGATGCGAGCGACTATGACTGGTCGCGAGGTCCGATGGACCTGAAGGCTGCGAAGGCTGACGGCATCAGCTTCTTCACCTACAAGGCCACCGAAAGCACCAACATCCGGCACGCCCACTTCGGAGAGGCGTTGACCCGCGCTCGGGACGCTGGAGTGCCCTTCCTCGGCGCGTACGCGGTGCCCCGGACTCCCGGCAACGGTGGCGCAGGAACGATCCAGCAACAGGTGGCCTTCTTTGTCGACTACATCAAGCAGGCCGCTCCGTGGCTCCTGACGCACCCCGGCGGCTTCCTCCAGACCGACCTGGAGCACTGGGGCTACGACAACGTGGCGCCGTCATACGGCTGCCAGTTCAATGAGTTGGCAGAGAAGGCGACCGGGCTGCAGTCGATTCTGTATGCGCCAAAGTGGGCCTATGAGAATAGCATCCCTGGCAACGCCCCGCTCTGGGCGAGCAACTACGGCACCAACCCCGCCGTCAAGTACCGCGACGCTTACCCAGGCGACGGAAGCGTGCGGTGGGTCGCTTACTCCGGTCGCATCCCGGTCATCCTTCAGTACGGCAGCAAGACCATCATCGGTTCACAGCACACCTGTGACGCCAACGCCTTCCGTGGCGGGGCAGCAGAGTTCGCCAAGTTGATCGGCAAGGTTCCGGCTCTGCCGGGGAGTGGAGAAGAACGAATGATCACGCTTATCAAGCTCATCGGCGGTGACGGAACGGTCTGGGCAGCCGATGGGGTGTACCGAAGCATCGTCCCGACCAAGTCGGTGCTGGGGAAGCAGTCGTGGATGAAGCGGAATTACCCTCCGGACTACAGCTACAAGCTGGGAGAGGTCCAGAACGTCAACGACCTGGATGCGTTCGGGCGGGATGCGCGGGAACTCCTCCCAGAACTCTCCGACGCGCAGCTGGCCCTGGTCCTGGAGAAGCTCGCTTCCCGCCCGGCACTCACGCCGGCTGACCTGGAGGCCATCGAGGCCAAGGTCAAGGAAGCCATGCGTGAAGGGAGTGCTGCGGAGTGATGTACTCCTCCTTCCCGCTCACCACAGCCGGCATGATCGCGCTGGCGGTCCAGTTCATCTTGCCAGTCCTGGTCGGGCTGGTGACCAATGCGCGAGTCTCGGCCGGCGTGAAGGCCGTGCTTCTCCTCGCGCTTACGGCGGTGTCGCAGTTCCTGCTCGGCTGGAAGGGTACGGATAGCTGGCGTGAGCTGCTGTGGAATGTCGCGATTGGCTTCACCTTCTCGGTGGCCATCCACTTCGGCCTGTGGAAGCCTACGGGCGTGGCGGAGAAGGCGCAGCGCCTTGGGGCGGGACGTAACGACTACCGCTGACCTCGGGACCGGTGCCCGGCTGTGACTCCTCCTCCAGCCGGGCACCACCGTTTCAAGATTCTTTAGAAAAGGTATTCCCATCTGTTGAGGTTGCGGGTAGTATGGGCCTTGGAAGTTGCGCCGAGGGAAGGGGTTCCCATGGAGACCGAGGAAGAGACCGGCTGGATGTTCTGCCCGTCGTGTCAGAAGCTGCACGGCGTCACCGAGAACAGCACAGTCCACTGGAACACGCCGTTTGGCTCCAAGATGGTGGCTTGGACCTGCAGCGAGGTCTGTGCCGCTGAGCTGGAGCAGCTCAGGGTCGATGGCCTGCTGCTGACGTCCGAGGTCCGGGCCTACGCAGAAAGGAAGGCCCAGAAGTGAGCATCAAGTGCGGAAACCACGGGACGGCCACGCCGACCTACCACAACAGCGTCGCCGAGGTGCGGGAGTGCTCGGCCCGGAAGGCATCAGCCGGTTTCGTCGATCCGATGCTGGGGTTCACGCGGGAGATCCAGGCGGCTGAGCGGGCTGCGGACGTGCGCGCCTACGCCTCCAAGCCGGACTACCGGGAGGAGATGAAGCGCGCCGGTTACGCGGACGACACGTTCACCTGCACCATCACGCCGACCGAGGAGACCCAACCGGTCACCGAAGACGGCATGTACATTCTCGGCGAGA